CAAGGACGCGACGGAGACAGGGCCACTACCGGGTACCGGATCGATGTCAGCGCGATAGATGTCCGCGGCGTCATGCCGCAGGATGGCTTGCTGCTTCGCGGACAGGTTCGTTGTGTACGTCTGCAGCACGGTTCCCTTTGGAGCAGCCAGGATCGTGATCGTCTCACCGGCAACAAAAGTACCGACCCGTTTGGTGTACGCGATCTCGTCGCCGTCGATGCTGCAGACGACACCGGTGGCGCCACTCGTGCTACCGACGATCACGTCGAACAGTGCCACGCCGGTTGGCGTAGCTGTCATCTTCAGCACGTCGAAGGTCGCTTTTGACGGCTCCGGACGGCCATCGTAACGCTCGTACCCAGCGATGCGCCGATAGCCGCCCTTCTCAGCGCACTCGTAGTTCAGCAGCGCGCGAGCCGCGCCCGGCGGCAGGCGATCATCCGGCGTGACAACATCCAGGCCGCCACCGAGTTCGACGCGTTGTGGAGTGGTCATGCTCGATCACGCCAGGGTGAAATACATGCCGGAGGTGGGAAGCTCGGTCAGCTCCATCTCGGCCATCATCCGCCGGTGCTCGCGCACGGCACGGCCCTTCTGCTCGGCGTTCCAGTCATACTCGGCATCACTCAGCATCGCCCGGTAGACGATCAGCATGTGGTACTCAGCCGGCATCGCCGGCACATCGGCGTCCAGGGTCATGTCGGCAGGCGTGGCCCAGTATTCGCCCTCGCACGAGTAGCCCGCAATCGGCACCGGGCCGAAAACGATGTGCCGTGCCGGGTCGACTGAGAAAACGACCGGGTTGCCGGTCGTCGTACGCATCGAGCCGAACCGGTACTGCCGCTTGAAAACTTCGTAATCGATGAAGTTCGGCTCGTACTCCGTGCCGTAGTCACCCGTCTGGTAAAGGCGAAGCGACTCCAGATTCAACTCGCGAAGATTCGAGATCGAAAACGGCGCTGCCGTGGGGTTGTAGTCCCACTGCCCGGCGACCAGTACGATGGGGCCGAACGGCCGGCGCATGAACTTCCATTGGCCGCCGTGCATCAGCTGGATGTCGCGCCAAGCCCTGTTGGCCCATCCCTTCAGGCGCGAATCCTCGGTACTGATGTTCGCCGGCTCGACAGATGACAGTGTTGCACCCGCCGCGTCGACTTCGACGCGGAGGGCTTGGACGATCTCCAGGAAGGTCATTGGTTCTCGGCCATGATGGCGTACAGCCAGGCCGCCCCGCGCGGGTTCGGGTCACGCCGGATCTCGAACGGATACACGAACGCCGTACGCGGGATCAGCGCGTTACGCGCCTCGCCCGGCGCCTCCTGGTTCTGGGAAAACTTGGTTTCCTTCATGCGCGCCAACACTTCCAGGTACTTGCGCTTGATCGGCGTGATCGAACCGCGGAACACGGGCTGGTTGATGCCGTTGACCGACAGGATGAACTGTGGCGGGTCGTTCTCGTTGGTGGACGGGTGGACATACACCTCGACCACTTCGTTCATGAAAGCCTCTTCCTCGATCAGGAGGCGTTGCAGGTGCGTGTCCTGCGTCAGGACCGCCTCCAGCTCGCCGCCGGAGGTGTCCTCGATCGGCGGCATGATGCCCATCTTCTGGGCTTGCTGCAGGCGATCGAGACCGTGGATTTGTGCAAGGGAAGGCATGTCGAATCCTTGAAATAAGTACGGGGCCGATGAAGGCCCCGCTGATGAACGGCGCGCGGCCGAGAACTCCGCGTCAGGCGATCAGGCCGTCAGAGGAACGATGTTCGGATGGCCAGCCCAGTTGACCACCGTGTCGACCGTGATGCCGGTGGCGTTCCAGTTCGAGGAGCCGAACGTCCAGGTTCCGACCGTCGTGGAGCCGGCCTTGATGACCACGGTCGCTGCAACGGCGATGCCGTCCGGAATCGGGGGCAGCGGGCACGGCGTCGAGTTGGCCGAGGTGTCCAGGTACGACTGGGTGGGACCCTTGTAGACCTTGACCGTGCCGGACGAATCCAGGCCCCAGACGAACACCGCCGCCTGGTTGGCCACCAGCGTCATCGCGGCGCCGGTGGTGCCATCGGTCGTCGGCGTGGTGCCGCCCGCAACCGCGGCCTTGGTTAGCGCCTTGCCGAGGATCGCGAACGGCGTGGCCGACGAAGAATAGGTGGTGGCCGCGCCGGACAGGCCGGTCAACGTCCAGTTGCCCAGCATGCGGCTGCCGCCGCTTGCGTCTTGAAGTGCGTAAGACATTGTGGTGCCTCTTTGATGTTGGGTTGCTTCAGGCCAGCGTCTGGAGCGCGGCTGGTGCGGTGCTGTTCAGAACGCCTGACGTACCCGCACCGGTTGTGACACCGGTGTGGGTGTGGGCGATCATCTGAGCACGCAGCATGGTCAAGTCAGCCAAGACCGTGATGAACAGAGCGCGAATCTCGGCGTCCGTCAGCTTGTCCGGCAACTTGCTCATCCGCGTGGCGATGCTTTCGCTCATGATGGCCTCCGTTACGTCAGCCGATCACAGCGCTGTCACGCCAACTTCGAGGCGAGCCATCCAGGCCTCGTTGAGTCGAACGACTGCGTACCAGGTGTTGGCGCCCACGTAGCCGAACATGCCCAGCGGGTTGGCGTGGTTCGTGGTCGACGGCTTGATCGAGATGGGCTTGATGGCCCGCATGCCGCGCAAAGCCACGGAGCCCCAGGCGTCGGCCGCCACGACCAGCATCGGGTACACGTCCACGTTTGCGCCGCCGACCGACAGGCAGCCGTTCAGGGTGCCGGAGCCGGCCGCGAGGAACGGGTTCAGCAGCGGGGACGACACGAAGCGGAAGTCCTCGTCGGCACCGAACTCGCGGTCATGCACGGGCTTGTAGTTGCCGCCGTAGTCTTCGATCCGGGTGAAGCCCGGCAGGTTGCGGCAGTCGGCCACGGCGTCGGTGTGGCAGAAGACCAGGTAGCCCGGCTGCACGGCGCGGGTGCCGTAGTCCGGTCCCGGAGCGATGCGCGACGTGACCTTCTTGGCCCGGTTCGATTCGAGCGTACGGGCCACCTTGCGCAGCGCGTTCAGCGAGACGGTGGTGTTCACGGCCGAGCGGCTGGAGCCGTTGCCGTAGACCACCACCGTGCCGGCGCGCAGCGTGCCCCAGCGGACCAGTTCGAGCACTTCGCCGAGAGTCTCGCCGGTGAGCTTGACCATCTCGCCGGGGATGTCGTCCTCGTACATCAGCTCGACCTTGTTGCTGTACTTGTACAGCAGGCCGTAGTTCTGCAGCTGGACGGACACGTCCTGGAACGAGATCGTGTTGGCGCTCGGCGTGGTGCCCTCGGCCAGCAGGAAGTTGTTCGCGGTGATGACCGGGGTGCCGATATAGCGAGTCGAAGACTCGATCGTCGTGCCGGTGGTGCTGGCGCCGAACGGCAACGTGCGCCGGAAGACCAGCGTGTCGGTCGCGTTCTGCGGGTGTTCCTTGAACGAGCCGAAGTCGCCTAGCACCGTGATCGGTGCCGCGTGCTCCAGCATGTCCATGGCGGCGCGGATCAAGTTCCGCGATGCGACGGTTCCATAATTCTGCATGATGTGCTTTCAGGGGTTTGTGTACGGATTTCCGATCACGCGAAACGTGCGCGTGCCTCGGCGCGTTGCTTCGACTCCTGAGCCCAGATTTCAGCTTCGGACAAGTTCGCATCACCACGGGGGGCGCCGGTTCGAGCTGCCGGCGGCGCAGTCGGCGTCAGGCGCTGGCTGTTCTGCAGCAGCTGCTCGCGTCGTTGCGTCACATCGTCAGCAGGAGCCATGCTCTGCTTGAACAGGCCCATCATCCGGATGGCGTCAGCGGCATGTGGGCTCGCGCCCAACGCGTTGACCTCCGCCGGCTGCTTGGCTCGCCACTCCTGGAACGCCGGGGTCTGGACCGTGTTCAGCCAGCCGGGGTGTGCAGCCTCCACGGCGGCGTACGTCTGCTGGCGGATGCCGGCCTGTACGTCGTCCATGACAGCTTGCTTCACCGCGTTCACGTCGATCGGGTCAGCAGCGGCTTGCGCCGGTGCGCCCGCGGCGCGATTGGCTTGGACAAAGCTCTCGATCGCCTCGGTCCAGTCAGGAAACTGGTCCTTGAACTTCTTCCACGCTTCCGGGGAAGCGAGGGCGGCCTGTGCCTGTTCGTTCGTGGGCTGCTGTGCCGGCGCTGCGGCTTGCTTGTCGAGCGCGCTCTGCAGCGCGCCAACCCGGCCCACGGCGGTATTTACTTGCTGCTGCAGCACACCGATGTTGTCGGTCAGACGCTGGTTCGCAACAAGCAGTTCTTGGATCCGAAGGTCCACTGCCGAAGGCTGCGCTGCGGGCGTCGCGCCGGCCGCACCGGTATTCTCGGCGGCGACAGCCGGCGCAGCGATGGCTGCGGCAGCTGTGTCCTGCTGAGTAACGTCGGTCGTGGCTTGACCCGCCGAGCGCGCTTCGCTCTCGGCCTTCCACAGTTGCTCGTCAGTAGGTTGGGTGTCAGGAGGCATGGTGGGTCTCGCAGGGAAGCGACGGTCAGTACGCCGGTTCCTCGTTGATGACTGGGGCTGTCGTTTCCAGCAGGCCCAGCAAACGCTTGTACGCCGCGATCTCGCCGCGCAGGGTCGCCGTCTGGATGGCGTCGAGAGCGACGGCATCGTTCCGCTCGCGGCAGGCCACCAGCATTTCCCGGAGGGCTTTGCAGCGCTCCGGGTTGTTGCCGGCGGCCTGGAACCGCTGATCGGGGGACGTGAGACTCATTGCGATGGTTACTCGGCGTAAGTGGCGCCGATGCTACCATCGTTGTTGCGAAAAAACAACAGAATTGTAAGGTCTTGCTTGACCGTTGACCAATTACACGGTACCGCCGAGCAAGAAGAGTTCCGCCCACTCCATGGTCATGACCTCTCCCCCACTGGCCTTCTGACCGGTCAGCGTGAGAACGGAAGCTGCACTCGTCTGGAACGCTGCTGTGCCAACCGCCGCAGTGGACTGCCCATACAACTGGTTGTTGGTCGGCCCCATGATCTGGGAGTTGGTCGCATTTCGATTCCGAATGAAGTAGTCCCGAACATCCGTGGCAGCGCCGGCCGCGAACGCGTTGCTGTACATCGTCGTCGCGTCCAACTTCAACCGTTCCGTCTTGCTGTTGGCACTATTGGTCAGCGTCCACCCGACACGGAGCAACAATGCGTCGTTAGCCCCCAGCGGCGGGATGTTGCAAGTGAATAGCGTTGCCTCGTTCGTGTCGCCGGGCACTGTTTGCGCGGCGTATTGGCGTCCGATCAACTGCAGTTGCGGGATCCAAACCCATTTCGTGCCGGTCCAGCGCATCTGGGGGTCCAGCCCTGCACCAAGACCGTAGTCCGTGACGAATTTTGTCTGGTCCACCGAGACGCCAGTGGACGCTACAACGGCGGCGTACGTGGCACGATTCGGAATCGCGCTCACAGAGTTTCCGGCCAGGTCAGTCATCAGGCCGTTCTGGTCCACTATGACCAGCGAGTAACCGCCAGCGGGGTACGCCTTCGGGCTATTGCTGTGCTGCTTGCGCAGCTCTAGCCAGGATGGGTACCCACCGGCATAAACCGGCAGGAGCGCACCCTCGGGGATAGTTTGAAGGAAGTTGCTTGTGGGCTTGTCGAACATGGCGTTCTCCGCGAGGTTTGGATTTACAGCTGCACTTCTTGCGCAGATCGGAACATGAAGGTCGGCGTTCAGGGTGCAGGGATCGCTGCGTTAAGGGCATCGTCAACGCCCTTCACGCGCTCATCGACGGCCGAGCCGATAGTCTTGTCGTCCGTGGTGCTGAGCGACACGTGCCAACTCGATGCCGCGTTGGTGCCGGGCCAGCCGGGCCAAAGGAAGTAGCAGCACATCCGATCGACGTACGGCGAGATCGCATCGATCATGGCTTTTTGCATCGCGCGCCCGATAGGGTCGGTGTGTGTGGCGTCGATCAACGTGGAGGGCACGTCCGCTCCATCGTCAGGATCGCCGTTCGATGCGAAGTTCACGTTGAACTCATACATCGCGTGATGGACGCCCAGCGAGTCGGCTTTCGCCTTCACTGCCGCAGCGCGAGAAGTCGTGGTCAGCAACTTCGTCGTGAGACTCGATTGCAGCTGAGCCAGGGTCCAGGTGCCGGTGTCATCACCAACGCCTCGAACCTTCGGGTATGGTGCGCCGCCGATGTAGTACACGTAGTTGCTGATCGCGCCGTAGGTAGTTGCCAGCCACGGATAGACGTACGTGTCCCAACCGAACGTCTGTTCTTCCCATCCCATCAAGGCCATTCGCACGCGTCCACTTGCGAGCACACCGGGCTGCACAGCCTCGATCAGTTGGCTGATCTCGTACATGCGCTTGGCATGCATGCGATAGATCATTGCGCGGGCATCGTTGTCGTGCGCAACAGCGTAAATCGGATCGGTGGGCGTACCGATGATGTGCGCTTCATTCAGAGCCGGGATGGCTCCGTTGGCGCCACCAGTATTCGTGAAGCTGAAGCTGGAGCCAGCGACGGTCATCGTGGCGCCAGCGGCAGGCGTGCTGTACCCTGCTGTTCAATTCGTCACGATAAACGCCGCGGTAGCACCGTTTGCGAACGGCACTGGGTAGCCGGCATTCATCGTCACGGTGACAGTGTTCGTTCCGCTGTTACGCGTGACGCTGGAGATTGCATTTTCTCCGTAGCCGTTCGGCGTGAAACCGTGGAAATACGCATGCATCTGAGCGCACAACTTGCCACGCAGCCAGTGGAAATGATTGAACGCCTCGTTCCAAGGCTCGTTCCCGTACTCGACGATCAGATGGAGACCGGAGTCGAGAAGACTCAAAGCCAGAGTGGCAAACTGCGTAACGTAGTTGTCATCGGCATTAAACGGGATGCAGATCCACGGATCGGCCGCCAGCTCGTTGCACACCTTGATGATGTGCTCGATCGGCATGCCGAGACCCACCTGCACCTTGACTCGATTCGTCCAGCCTTTCGCGTAGAAATTCCCGTTCGTGCGCTGCGCGTCCATGAACCGCCAGGTCTTGGCGCGACCCATGTATGCTGCCGCATCCGGGAACAGGTACGTGGCTCCGGTCTGGTCTGTGCCTTGCTTGTGCAGGCGTGGGATCGTGAAGCTGGCGGCGTTAATGCCTGCCAGGAAGTTGCCGACAATGAGCGCGGTGTCCGTACTGTCAATCGTCAATTTGAACGTCGTGTCGCCGTCGCCGGACCAGTTCGTGACCGTGGCCCCGTCCCAGGACATGCTGCTCGGGGTATCCCCATCAAAGTACCCGTTCCAAACGCCGTCAAGATCCTTGTTCTTCGTGTTCGGGAACGGTACCGCCGAAATCACGGCTCGGAAGCCCGCGTCCGGTTGCCCATCTGAGCCAAGCGCCACCGTGTAGACG